ACAGTGGTATAAAACAATATACCCGGTAACCAAGTCAGGGACTAATTTAGTTCCTGTCGCCACCCCCCTACATGCTACTCGCTAGGCGCCTGGTGAATATACTCCAGATGGTAGGTTGAAGCAAATCGTGGTCCATTCAGATAGGTGGGTCTAATAAATTTATTAGGATCCATCTGTCTCAAAGCACCCAAGATAGGAGCAGACTCAAGGATTGTTTTCCCTGGTTTCTCTTTTTCTTGTAGAGTTAATTTAAACTCTAACGATTCAACTCGTTCCAACCATTTAGAGGCATCCTCGAAGCTTACGTGGTTGTATTTTGCTTGTTTATAACAAAGCGCATACAGTTCCTCGTAAAGATCTTCAGGATTCTCCTTGGCGAACTCTAGCCCAAGGGACCAATTAGTGAAATTCTCAATCTGCAGTAGCAGCAATTGATACTCGGATGGAAGATCTTCCATAGGTACTCTCGTACCAAAGATTTTACTATCTCCCTCGATATATATCGATGGGAAGTAAGTCTTCTGAGCAAATTGCTGTACTAGCAGTTCAGAGTTTCCAAGAAGTAATTGAGCCTTTTTCAAGGCGGACTGCAACATGATAGTTGCTAGTTCTGATTTATACTCATTGTATATCTCATCCCTTACCTCTTGTTTACTAAAGGTAATCCCTGGACCAGTAGTAGCATCTCTTAACATGCTGAATGCTGCATTTAATGAAGCCCGAAGCGGAAGGCCAACAGCCTGTCCGCTATAGTCAGCTTCCGAGTAATTCGGATTGACTAGAGCTGTCATTAACACTTTTAGCGAACATATACCTTTTTGGTAAAGTGTTCCTAACAGTGACAGTATTCCCAGTGCGAATAGTTTTGTTCCTCTATGGTTCATTTGAACCATTTGAGGACTTGCTACTCCATTGGAGAAAGCATATCTAGATAGTGTGATTGCGAGCAGAGAAGAAGAAGTTATCAGGCCAGAATTACTAAAGCTTAAAGCATTAGCAACTCGTCCTGCAACTCTCCATCCAGCCCGAACCTGAGCTATCGATATACCCGATACTATATGCGGCCCCCAACAAGTTCGTTTGGCAAACTCGAAGACGGGTCGAGAATGAGAAACAATTGATTTACTCAAATTGATTTCACATCCCAACTCCGCCATGATAAGTAGATACTGATCTGCAATTGCACGATCAAATATCACTAAATCATCTCCGAGAATCTCATATTGAGTATTCCAGAGTGACGAGCCTGTTGCACGAAATGCTGCCAGCTGGACAATCCAGTGGTGAGTTATTGCTAACCCGGCCCACGAGGATAATCCTCCCATAGGTTGCCCTACGGCGTACCTATAGACTGAGTCTGGATCTATTTTCAACTTTTTAGCTGTTACGCTATTAAAGGAGAAATTTCGGTCCGTCATCAGGTTTAACCAGCTCTCTGCCATTCCCTCTCTATCGAATATTGATTCAATAATTTGGGCGGTCAGAGCAGCCGGTAATCTATCTGTAGCTGCCGTAAGGTCAAAACTATA